AAGGATTCACCCCAGACCTCCTTATACTACTCGCTTCAAGTGATGGGAGACGTACAAGACAAGACAGATGCATATGCAGCACTGGATAAAGAAGACGTTGATAGTTACTTGCAGCAGTTATTAAATGAACCAGAACCACAATGTGACTGCCAAGAATAATGAGGAAACATCCATATCAAAAACTGCTAGACCGTAAAAGAACATGGTCACCAGTTAAAACTACCGCCGGAGAACTAAAACATGGAGCGGAAGAAACCATCTACCGTGCTCTCGCTTTACGCCATTTGGAGCTACCAGTCGGTGAATTTATTGAGGACGCACTTACTGAAGTACCTGCACTCTCAAGGGATTTACTTAGATCAAACGTAAAGGATGAAGAGAGACACGACCTTGCATTAGGATACATAGCGGAAGCTATTGGGGTAGATCCTAAATCAGAAGCAGAAGCTCTCAGGCTGCGTGCAGCTTGGGAAGCTCACCCCGATCACACCATTTGTAAAGCATTAGTAGCTGAACGTGCTATATTCTTTGTTTTATTGCCTTTCTTTCGCTTTTCTGGTGATGCTGGTCTCAGAACGGTATCAGCTGATATTTCCAGAGACGAACAAATACACGTGGCCGCTAATAGCCTTGTATGTCACGAGTTGGGCTTTTCTCCTAGTCAATCTTTGGATAAACTTAGGAAGGCCACCATTAACTGGGTACTCGAACCCCTAGGTATAAATACTTACGATAAATATTTGGACAAAAAATTCTGGCTAGATACGAGCGATCGCTTAATGTATGAAGGCAAGGCTCCAGAACTTTCTGCCACCAAAGCATCCAGAATGCCCGCCTTTTTTGAACACAACAATGTCAACCTCCCACAATATGCTTGAGGCCATCACTGGTCCCAACATTAATTACATCCTCGAAGAATTAGAGGAGAACTTTCCACCAATCACACCAAACCCAGAGGATTCAATGCAAAAAATTATGTACAGATCTGGACAACGCTCTGTGGTTGAGTGGATTGTCCATCGAATGGAAGAGGTTAGAAGCGATGCCTTATAATCCGACTACTCATAAGTGGGTACCGCCAGCAGAAGCAGAAGCTTGGGGATTAAATGATGATGATACCAGCGACGATGAGATTCTTCAAACATTAATACAATCAGGTGACCTTCAAGCTGGTCAAACATTAAAAGATTTATTTGGTTTCTCAGGAGCTAAAGAAGATTGGGAAACCAAGGCATGGGAAACTGATCTACAAGATTGGCAACGAGCACAAATACTACGTCACTATGCGGAGAGTGGATATTATGAAGGTGGTGATAAAGAATTAAATGAAGACTGGGGCATACAATATGAAAGAGAATGGGGTGATGAGCTTCCTGATAATGATTATGGTCAATGGGATAAGTACCGAGCATTACTAGGCTCAGATTATGACATAGACTATGCTCATTACAACGAAAACCTTGCTTACAGATCTACTGTTGAACGCATGGGATTCAAAGATCTTCGTACACCATTTAATTCTGCTAGACAGATAGCAGCAGCTGAAAAAATATTAAACGAACCCGGTTATGATTGGGATGAGGCGTGGGTTAAGAATAACGCAATGACTTATACCGATCAAGAAGTTGAAGCAATCGAAGACTTTAAAAAACATAATCAAACAAGACACTTCGATCCTAAAACTAACATCACTACCTACATGAATCCACAAGATAGTAGAAGTTTATCTACTAAATTGTATGAATCTAGGCAAGCAGGTAATTACAATCAATTAAAACAACCCGGTTCTCCACAGTTTGTAAATGTTATAGCAGGTGAAGTACCTAAAGCAGAGTACACACCTGAGGGAGCTAGGATTGTAACTGATAATGATGTTAGACAGATCTATCAAAGATACTGGGGAAGAGATTACAATAGCTCTGAAGCTGGTGTAGGTATAGAGCAGTGGGAAATAGATCATTGGAAAGATCAGATAGCTCAAAACAATATGTCGTACGAAACCTTTGAACAAACCATAGCTAATGCACCAGAGGCTAAAGCTCAAGGTGTTAGGGATAAAGGTAAAGCATACTTCAACCCTAATGCAGGTAAGGAAGCTGAGATAACAGGTAAGTTAACAGCTGAACCTGCACCAATCAACCCACCTGATTTAACTATCAGGAAAGTAACACCCAGAAGACCAGATAATGTTCCACCTAATTGGACAGTACCGGGGATATAACTATGGCAGTAAAATCATGGCAACTAGGATACGATGCTACCACTGGTAACTTCGTAGAACTAGATGATATAGCAGCAGCAGATCCTAATGATCCTAGAGTAGTAGCGTTTGAAAATCAAGTGACTGCTATCATGGAACAGAAAGGTTTACTTGCTAGTCAAGCTCAACAGTATGTAGCAAACGCTTACGCTCAAGGTACTACACTAGATGCACTAAAGCATACCTCACAACAAACAGGAACCGCTGAAGAACGTGGTGATGTTTGGGGTGCTAGTGGTGCTGATAAAGGTAAGTCGTATTTAACAACACAAGCTAGTTCAGTTCAAGGTAATACTGGTGACTGGAAAATAAACGCTGGTCTTATTGAAAAGTTGTATACAGAAGGGTTTGGACGTGAAGCTGATACAGACGGATTAGCTTATTGGACTAAACAAATGACAGATGGTACAATGTCTTATGCTGACATAGCTAAATCATTTGGTGTATCTGAAGAAGCAAAAGTTAGAGATGTATACCACCAAAATTATGGTAGAGATGCTGATGATGCTGGCTTACAATACTGGCTTAAAGAAGGTTCAGGTGGTTCTGCTTCAGCTGACGCTGTTATGAAAGATGCAGGTACACTTGAGACACAACTAAGAGAAGCTTATGGTACACACCTTGGTCAGTTTTCTAATGAAGCAGACAGACAAGCTAACATAGCAGCAGGTGGTATCTGGACTGACGTACAAGAAGGTGGTTATAAGAATTTAGATTGGCGTGATTATGATGGTACTAAAACAACAGGTGTACAAACAGACTTTGGGGATCTAAGATATGATTTTGGTACTGATAAAACCTCACCGTTTGGTACAGGAGATGACTTAAAGTTTGCTGCTACTGGCACAGCATCTAAAGGTGATCAGAAGACTGGTCTTGCTAAATTCCAAGCAGCAATACTAGGTGAGCAAGGTTACACAAGTGTTAACGATCCTTACAGAAGTACGGATGGTTCACAAGTTAACATTAGAGGAGGTGCAGATGGGTTAGAAGATGTAAGAAACATACTAGCTCAAAGAGAAAGAGTCATGCACATTGGAGCTACCTATGATAAAGATGATGCAGAAGGTGGTTCAGGTATTGGTAGAATGTTTACCTTAGCTGAGATGGAACCATACATGTCTCATGCAGAAGACTTAAATGACTTAGCTACAAAACTAGGTGCAGAGAAGTGGGATTTACTTACTAAAGAACTGACTAAAACTATTGATGGTGATTGGAAAAAACCAATAATAGGAGATCCAATATATGATCCGGGTACTAACCCTGATGTAAGAGACACTAACACTAATACATTATCAAATAATTACCAAGTACCAGTCCCACCTGATTACTCATCTAACCCTACAGCTAATGTAACTAGGAAAGAAATAGATTACATGCCACCATTTGATGGTACTGTACCTAACAGACCATTGAAACAATTAGATAGTAGTGTAACTACAGCTCCACAACAGGCTGTAAGAAAACAAGGTGCGTTTGTAGCTGGTACCAGTGCTCAAGGTGTTAGACGTAAACAGTCTAGTGCTGCTAGATCAGGTAGATCTGCAATGGGTACTAAGCAACTAGCTCGTAACAATATGCAAATTAAATCCCTTAATATATAATGTCAGCTAAAACAAAATATGACAGTTTATCATCCAATCGTTCCCAGTTTCTAAACATAGCGGAAGAGGCAGCTAAGCTGACCATTCCATATCTAGTTCGTGGTGAGGAAGAGTATACGCATGGTGCTAAAAACTTAAGCACACCATGGCAATCAGTAGGTGCTAAAGGTGTAGTAACCTTAGCAGCTAAACTTCAACTTGCATTGGTACCACCTAACACTAGCTTCTTTAAGCTACAAGTTAACGATGGTATGCTAGGACAAGTTGAACCTCAAGTTAAAACAGAACTAGATCTATCCTTCGCTAAGATAGAGAGAACCATCATGGACTCTATCGCAGCATCAGATGACCGTGTTGTTATACACCAAGCTCTTAAGCATTTGGTAGTAGCAGGTAATGCGTTAGTCTTTATGGGGAAGGAAGGTCTCAAGCTATTCCCTCTACATCGTTATGTACTAGAACGTGATGGCAACGGTAACGTGATTGAAATTGTTACCAAAGAAAAAATTAGCAAAAAATTATTACCAGATTTTCAAGATGAATTATCTCAGCAACCTGAACAGGTAGCAGAAGATAGCGATGACGTGGATGTATATACACATGTACGTCGTGATAATAATAGATTCATCTGGCATCAAGAAGTAAACGATAAAATAATACCTAAGTCAATAAGTAAAGCACCATTAGATTCTAATCCATGGTTACCTCTACGATTTAACACAGTAGATGGTGAGCCTTATGGACGTGGTAGAGTAGAAGAATTCATGGGTGATCTTAAGTCACTTGAAGCTCTGTCACAAGCAATCACTGAAGGAAGTGCAGCCGCTGCTAAGGTAGTGTTTGTTGTCTCCCCTTCAAGTACAACCAAACCTCAGACTCTTGCAGCTGCAGGTAATGGTGCTATCGTTCAGGGTAGACCTGATGACATAGGTGTAGTACAAGTAGGTAAGCAAGCTGACTTTGCTACGGCATATCAGATGATGCAAACCTTAGAAAAGAGATTGTCTGAAGCATTCCTCATCTTATCAGTACGTCAATCAGAACGTACTACAGCAGAGGAAGTTAGGATGACTCAGATGGAACTAGAGCAGCAGTTAGGTGGACTATTTAGTGTACTTACTACTGAGTTCTTAGTACCATATTTAAACAGGAAGCTTAGTGTATTCCAAAAGACTGGTGAGATACCTCGCCTACCTAAGGGTATAGTACAACCTACTATTGTCGCTGGAGTTAACGCATTAGGTAGAGGTCAAGACCGTGAGAGTCTAGGCCAATTCCTTACAACTATCTCACAAACAATGGGACCAGAAGCTACTCAGAAATTTATTAATCCTGAGGAAGTTATCAAACGTCTTGCAGTCGCTCAAGGTATAGATATACTTAACCTTGTAAGAGGTATGCAAGAAGTACAACAAGAACAACAAGCAGCGATCCAACAAGAGCAGTCAGTTGAATTACAGAAAGCTCAGATGGGATCACCAATGATGGACCCAAGTAAAAACCCAGCACTAGGAGGACAACAAGGTGGAGAAGGTCAAGCCGTCCCGCCCACGGAAGGCTAAACGTAAAGTTGTTAAGCCACCTGAAGAGGCTAAGACAGAAAACAAATACGCACCGAAGATGAAAGTCGGTAAACCAACTATTAAAGCACCCGGAACTAATCAGGTCACAACAGTTGGATTAGGAAAACTTACAGTAATCACCCAGAATGGCAACACTAACGTATGATTCTAATGAGCAAGCGGAAGGAGAATTAACTGATGAAGAACAAGACTCTCTGAAAGTAGGTGAAGCTCTTGCAGAACAAGAAGATAAAAAATTAGCAGGTAAATTTGAAGATGCGGAAGCTCTTGAAAAGGCTTACATTGAACTTCAATCAAAACTTGGAGAACCTAAGGAAGAGAAAGCTGAAGTTAAAGAAGAAAAAACGGAAGCTAAAGAAGAAGTTAAAGAAACAAAAGAAGAAGAACCAGACTATGAGTTCTTAGATAAGCTATGGGAAGAGTCAAAGAATGAAAAGTATTCTGATGACATCCTAGATAAACTGAATGATATGAAACCAGCTGACGTAGCTCAGTTGTATCTTAACTATCGTTCAGGTGTTGATAAAGAACCACAAGACTTAACACAAGAGCAAGCAACAGATCTACAGAAGTCTGTTGGTGGTGAAAAGGAATATAATAATATGCTACAATGGGCATCAAAGAATTTCGATGAGGCAGAGATCTCTCGCTACGATAAGGTCATGGAGTCTGGAGACCCAGACGCTGCTTATTTTGCTGTCCAAGCACTAGCTGCTAAGTACAATGATGGAGTAGGAGTAGAAGGAAAAATGCTTACAGGTAAACCATCCAAAGCTGAGGGAGATAACTTCCGTAGCCAAGCTGAAGTAGTCAGAGCTATGAGTGATCCTCGTTATGAATCTGACCCTGCTTATCGTCAGGATATTTATGATAAACTTGAAAGATCTAATTTAAAATTTTAATCATGCCAACAGTTAATGGTAAGAAGTATCCCTACACTAAAGCAGGGAAAGCAGCAGCTAAGAAAGCTACTAAAAAATCACCCTCAATGAAAATCAAATCTAAAGGATACTAATTATGGGAATGGCTTACAATCCAGACCAAAGAGCTAATGATTTCCAAGTCAAGTATGTAGTTAATGCTACAGGAGATCGTT